CAGCTTTCAAAGCGTTAGGAATGAAATTAAGTAAGGCGTCACCAAAGTTTTTAATTACCAGCCAAGCAGCCGAAACGATATTTGGCAAGCCTTTAACAATCGCAAGTGCGAGCTGTACGACTAATTGAACCCCAGCCATAAGAAGTTGTGGAAGAGCTTGAGCAAACCCACGAATCATCTGACCGATGATTTGTACTGCGCTTTGGGCAATCTGTGGTAACGAACTAATGATTCCTTGGACGAGCGTCACGATTAACTGGATACCACCTTGCAAGATCGTTGGTAAGTTTGACAAGATCGTTTGCATAAAGCCGATAATGACTTGCGTTCCCATCTCAATGATTGCTGGTAAGGCTTGCACGATACCGTTTACGACATTCATTAAGATTTGAATACCTTGTTCGAGGATCTGTGGGAATTGCGCTTGCATATTCGTAATAAAATTAGTTACAATCTGTTGCGCTGTCGAAAGAATTTGCGGTAAGTTTTGCAAGATCCCTTGCGTAATGCTAAGAAGTAACTGCATACCAATAGCGAGCAACTGTGGCAATGCTGAAAGTAAGCTGTTGACCAAGGTCCCGATAACAGTTACCGCGGACGAGATCAACGATCCTGCATTTTGGCCCACACCTTGAACAAGGCTACCAATTAATTGAATACCAGCGTCAACGATCACCGGGAACATTGTCGCGAATCCTTGCGCGAGTTTAGCCACTAGATCAGCCCCCGAAGCGATCAAGCTCGGTAATTGACTAGTAATGCCATTTACAAGGTTTTGAATAATCATCGGGCCTTTAGTCGTTACCGTGGTAATTAACTGATCGATCTGTTGTCCGAATTGTTGGTTAATTAGACCGAGACCAGCAAGAACTAGCCCCAAAATAGCAGCCGGACCGATTGACGCGAGGGCGATTCCCATCACGGACGCGATCCCGCTTGTCATCATTCCGAGTACAGATAAACCTTGCGAAGCTGCTCCACCAAGAGCGCCCGGAATCCCGCCGATCTTACCGACAAAGCTCGAAATGAAGCCTCCGGCCGTGCTAAATGCACCAGACGCGACCGATCCGAGAGCCATCGTTTTACTTGCGACTGTGCCCATAACGCCAGTAAGCGAAGTTAGTCCGCGAACCGCTGGACCAAACGCAAACGCGCCCACAAGAGCTGTCACGGCTGGTTTTACAGCTTGCATGGTGCCTTTAAACTTATTCGCTTGCTCGTCTGACATTTTAGTTCCGTTAAGGAATTGATCCAATGCCGGGTTTAACGAGTTCAAAGCGTCGAGAAATTTTTGTAGCCCTTGCGAGTTGGATATTTTATCAACTAACTTGTCAATCCATTTTACGAGTGTCGTAAGGACTGGAAGGACTGCCGTTCCGACTTGAATTTGAAGTGTTTCCCAAGATCCACTCAAAGCCTCGACGGCCCCTTTTAAGTTGTTGAGCTTTTCAGCCGCTACTTGCGCCGCCGTCACCTTGTCGATAGCCGCTTGCATATTATTAGCGCCATCTGCCCCCTCGTTCATCGCGATAGTAGCAGCGCGCACTGCGTCGGTACCGAACATGGTTTTCAACGCCATTTGTTTTTCGGCGTCGGTCAATCCGCCCAAGTGATCTTTCAAAACTTGCGAGATCTCAGCGAATGACTTGATCTTACCTTCAGCCGTGAAGAACTGGTTCGAGCCATCGGCCGTAATGATACCGAGTTCTTTCATCATGTTCGTTTGTGCCTTGGTCTGCGGTTGCAGATTCATCAGCATGGTTTTAAGAGACGTTCCAGCGTCGGAACCTTTAAGTCCGTTTTGAGCGAATACTGCGAGGGCGTTTGTGGTATCGCGGAACGATAACCCAAGCCCAGACGCTACCGGAGCGACCATTGAAAGACCATATTTCAACTCGTGAACGTCTGTCGCTGACGCGTTAGCAGCTCCCGCTAGTTGGTTCGCTGCCTGTGTGGCCGTCATGCCGTCACGTTTAAACGCGTTTAAGGCTGTCGATGTAATTTCAGCCGCCTCTTTCAGATCAAGCTCGCCCGCTGTGGCCAAGTTAAGGGACGCTGTAAGCCCACCGTTTAAGATATCTTTTGTTGATACCCCGGCTTTTGCGAGTTCGCCGATCGCGTCCGCTGCTTCTGCGGCGCTAAAGGCTGTATCTGCCCCGGCTTTGATTGCAGCGTCGTTGAATTTCTTCATCGTCGCTTCGCTCTCACCAGTGACGGCCTTAATGTTACTCATTTTAGCTTCGAACTCAGCAGCTTTCGAAACAGTGCTCTTGATCGCTTGTTTACCAAGATCAAAGAGTTTGTAAGCAGCAGCCACACCTAAAACTTGCTTCACTAAGTTAGTTGACGCGCTCGCCGCTTGGTTAGTATGGTTTACAATCCCGGTTAACGCGCTGACAGCCTTTTGACCCGTCGTATGGAACGCGTTTCCGAGCTTCCCGCTTACGTTGCTCGCGAGGTTATTGACGGAAGAAAGGATCTTACCACCGAAAGAGTTTTGAACTCGATCCGCGAAGCTGTTCGCCTTGCTAGTCAAGTTCGAAAACATACTGGACCATGAAGAGTTGATCGGGTTCAATACCTTTTGCCCAAGCGCGCTCGTAATATTCCCAGCCGTGGACTGAATACGAGCTTCGAGCCGTGCCATAGAGTCCCCAATCGCACCAAAGGCCGTCTTATACGATCCGGACATATTGTTAGCCGAATTAGTAAAGACTGATCCCAGACTGTGGACTTTTGAGCTGATCCGGCTTGCCATCGAGTCAACGCTGTTTGCCATTTCAGCAAACGCGCTCTTTGGTGATTTGATCGCGTTTGAAATATCAAAATCAAACGCCTTTTTAATTTTGGAATTAATACTAGCCCCAACGGCCGAAACGTCGTTCTTCATCGCACCTAAAACTGATTTTACGTCAGCCGAAACACGAGTAAATGCCTTTCGTATGGGGTCAGGTAATTTTGCGCCGATGTTAGAAGAGATACGCTGTAGCTCTCCGAGGGCGATTTTGAATCCACCGGTCAAACCTTGGCCGATCTTGGATCCGATATTCTGGTTACTGTTTGCGAGTCGGTTCATAAGCTGACCAACTTCACGAATCATCTGATTTGCGCTCTTTGACGCTTCCTGTGCCGCGTTTTGAAAAGCTTTACGCGTCGAACTCACGACATCGCTCATTGCTTTTTCATAACCCGTTAAGTCCGCGCCGATAATCGCTTCTATTGATCCGTCAAACGCCATCGCCCCACCTCCTATCTATCTATTTCTGAAATGTTCATTAAGACGCTCGATCTTCTCGAGCATACCTTGAGAGCTTTCGCGCTCTTCGCGCTGTCTGAATAGACGACGCACTTTCTCGCGATCCTTTTTCTTGCTCAACTTTCCAAAGTCCGCTTTTTTAGCGTTTAGCGTGTATCGTAAGTTAAAAGCAAGCTCAACGAGGTTTTCCCTCTCTTCGATCGCTCGATAGTAAAGGCCCTCGCGAATCGCGTCGAGCTCGTTCTTTGTACATGAAAAAATAATATTCGGGTCAGTCAGACCCAAACGCGCACACTCTATTAAGAGATTGCGTTTCTCAAGCGCCCAATTTGCGCTTCCGTCTGTTCGATCTGAAGTTCCGCTTGTGCTTTGTCCTCCGCTGTTTCTGCTTTGGCTTTGAGATACTTCAATCCCAGCTCGAGATTTTCTAAGTATTTCGAAACTTTCTCTTTGAAAAAACCAGATTCCACCATCTCTTCTTCTAGTGCTTCAAAAAGTGGCTCTGTGCTCTCTGCTCCGAGATCTTCCATTTTGTCCGCGATCGCCTTGATGGCTTCTTCGTCGCTTACAGCTTTCGCTTTTTTGCTCGCGCATAGCTTAATAAGATCCACAAGAGCCGAATCGTTACGATCCACCACACGAAGAAATAGAGCTCCGACGCCGTCCTCGTTGCGTGAACCGTCTGGGCCTTGAGATCCCAAGTCACGATTGACCTTGTACATGGTCATATAATCAAATTTGATTTCGATTGCGCGGCTTCCGACTGAAAATTCCATTGAACAACTCCTTTTTTGTCAAAAAAATAAAAGCAAAAGGGCGATCGAAGCCCCTTTGCTTGAAAAATTAGCGTGTGATATTGTTGTAATCGCCTGTTGTTTCGCCCGGGTTTTGGTACTCGTAAACGTCGTTTAACATTGCGATTTCGTCCGCTGAGAGTGGGAACTTACCATCACGAAGACGGCCAACGATACCGACTGTATAGTTCAATTCAACGAATCCATCGATCGCGTCAGTAAATTCAACGTCGTCTGTGATCTTACCATAACCGAATTGAGCTGGGTAAGTGTCCTTACCAGTTGAAGTCTCTTTGACGCTATCGTCGACGATAACACGCCAGATTTTCAAAGATTCACCGGTTTTTTGTGCGTCAAGCACGGTTTGGACAGATGGATCTTTAGGCGCGAAATATTGAGTTAACTCGATAGAGTGCTCATCTGTTGCTTTTTCCAGCAAGCGCCCTTGTTGAGTTTGTTCGTCGATGTATTCGCCACCCATTGTTGTTGTGCCGTCTGTACGGTAAGCTGGAAGCATTGCTCCGTTACCTTTTTCGGCGTGGATTGATTGAATGAAATAAAATACTTTTTTACCTACGATCGGTTTTGCGATCGTAATTTTGATTTTTGCTTTATCTTCAGCTTCACCCATTTATAAGTGCTCCTTTTTTAAAAAATTGTGTCTGTTAATGCGATGACAATATGATAGACTTCACGGCCTACCGTATCGTCTAAGAGTACACTCGCGTTTACGTTGTGATTGTGGCCGATCCTTCGAAGGGCCTCAGATTTGACTTTCTCGACACTGGCCCGGCTTTCCGTCCCCGGTAAGAAGATATCAATTTGTACGCTCATATCCTCGATTATAAGCCCCGTTTGAGCTGTTTTTGACGTGTCCGAGCTAGATTGCCCGATCACCAGAAACGGCTCGAGTGTGTCTTGTTTTGGTAGCTTGAATTTGATCGGAATATTGAGTGGTTTTAGTTTTTCGCGTAAATCTGCGAGCATTTTGACTGAAGGCGTTTCGTTTGCCATGAATCACCTCCTAAACATTTTACGAAGGTTTTTGAATAACGCTTCGCTTTCTTCCTTAACGGCTGGACCAAGAAACGGCTGGGCCTTCATCTTACGAGTTCCAAGCTCCACATAGACCGAATAACCAGCGGGCGACGTTACTTTGTACCGTAACATACCGACCCGAGCGACAAAGATCCCGTTTCTCATGAATCCGGTATCGACTGCCGCTTTCATTTTTGCTTTCCGTTCCACACGCAAGGCCGATCGTTGCAATTCTGCCGATACAGCCCGACGCGCTTCCCGTGGCTTGTTTTGGACCTTCCGAATGAACTTGTCCAAGCCTTTTACAGTATATGAAAAACTCATAAGTAAATAACCGTGCTATTATGATGATATCGTTTGCCCTTGATCTTTTGCCTGTGGCCATTGTAAATCACTTCCGAGAAGCCCTTATACGTGCCTTGTAAGTGCAATTTAAACGAATCAAAGTCATACTTACCAAAGAGCCCCATCATCTCATAACTAGATAATGAATTTCGCATACAAGGGACCGGGAAACTCTTTTTCGTTTCCGTATTCTCGAGCAATTCGTCCTCCGGCTCTTCCTCAAAGATCAAAGTCACGCGTTCGTTATAGATCATACACGCGCCCCCTTTTAAATGAATCGAGCGATTCCGCGGGCCCGATGTTTGATCGCAAGGCCTTGTAATACGGCCTTATGCTCATCTGTTAGATAGCTAGACTCCCAAGTGAAGCTCCGGCCTTCCTCGCTGTCCGCTGTCGCGCCTTCCGAGTTTAGTCGATTAAAGCGACTGACGGCAACGTCTCGAAGGATATAAGCCACGCTTTCGGGCAATTCCTCGAGTGCTGTTTCCGAGAATTGATTGACGTAAGCGATCATACGCTCGAAGCTATCCCGTACAATAAGGGCCAAAAGATCGTCTTGTTCTTGGTCAGCTTTGGGAATACCTTTCAAAAGTCGAAGCTCTTCCGTTACTTGATCGATATTGATTGCCACCATCGCTCAAACCTCCTAAAACTAGGCTGCTACCGCTGACGCTGGTGCTTCGATTGTAGCTTCTACCACGCCGTCCGGAATTTCAGCAAAGAGAACGTTAGCGCCAAAGAATACTGACTCAAAAGTCAAGTTATTCAAGTGACGATCACGCGCCACACCAATCAAACCTGTTTCATCTGTGAAGTCCGCAAACAATCCGCCAAGATCTCCACCAGAAACATTCAAGTAAGCGAAGACAAGGTTTTCAACGGCTGTTGTATAGATCTTCCCTTGTGGGCATGAAGGCATGACAATAACGTTTTGCATACCGAGGAAGTTTTGCAAGAGTGTGAATCCGAATACGTTTGAAGCGTCAGACGCAACGGCTGTCGTTCCAAGGTATTCAGCCACATCGAGCGGGTTAACGAAAGAAACAAGCGGAGAGCCTTCGAACTCGTTGAAAGTGGTCAATTTGCCCCAGCTATTTGCAAGAGCTTGTTGAAGGCTTTTTCCTTTGACTTTAGTTTTTGTCTTTTTAAGGTAAGCGAGGAAGTCGTCCTTGATTCCATTTTGAATTTCGCGAAGCAAGCGTGTATCTGCTTCCGTGATAGCGCGCGACGCTCCGTGACGTGCGATCGCTTCCGCTGACACCGCACGGCGTTTTTTGAACCATTCTACTGTGTATTCTTGGTCCTTCGCGCGTGTCATTTTAGAAAGCGGAATTGTTTCACCTTCAGCGGTTTTAGTTGTGTCAACGTCCGCTGTCCATTTGTAAGTTTGGATCTTTAAGTCGTTTGTCAACTCTTGGCGACGTGTAACGCCCAAAAGTCGAAGTAAGTCATTGATATTTTTAGAGAACTTATTGACAAAATCAATTGATTTAATTTCGCCCAAGTCGTTCATGGTTGTTAGTTTTGTTTCAGCCATATTTTAATAGCCCTTTCTAATTTTTAAATAGTCCAATGTTTGCAGCGATCATCGCTTGACGCTCTTCGTCGTTCTCAATAGCCATGATCTCCGCTTTCGTCATAGATACTGGCCCCGTACCCTTTCGAGGTGCTTTCTGGGTCAAACGTTCATCGACGCGGGCTTCTACTGCTTTATCAAAGATTTGTCGCAACGTGCCGATCTTCTCCTTTGTGGCTTCGGCTGTTTCATCGATCACAAAATCAATAAACTCGCCCGGAAGTCCTTCTTCGCTCAATAGCGTTTGAGTGGCCACGCGCATTTCTTTAATCGCAAGAGCTCGCTCGCGTTCTTCGATCGCTTGGATTCGTTTCGCTTCCTCTTCTTTTGCGCGTTCGTCTTTGGTCAGCTTCGCGAGGCGTTCGCCTTCGCTTTTAGCCTTTTCGATTGCTTCAGCTTGCTCTGCTTCCCAGCTTGCGCGGGCTTTGGCGATCTCGGCTGCGATTGCTTTTCCAAACTCGGCGCGTGTAAAGGTACGCTCTGCCTTTTCCTGCTTCGTTTCGACTTGTTCTTCTTGAGTGACGTCTTGCTCAAGTGCTTCGGTCTCAACTGCTTGTGTATTTTCTGACATTATTTTCCTCCGACGGTTACGCCGTCACTCGATTGTTCTCGTTTTACGTCCGGCGACGAAACAATGCAGCTTTTAACGTCCTCCGCATAGTCTGGACAATAAAAAAAGCGGTCTATTCCCGCTTGTCAAGATACCGGATCACCTCCGATCACTGATCCTTGTCACCTCGTGACTGTTTAATGCTATTTATGATACCTTCGATCATTCCAGCGATCACGCCCCAACCTGCCACCACCAAGAAGGCAAAGCAGAAAAGGCCCGCTGTGTAAGATACCATATCCCAGATATTAATCACTAGATCCCTCCTCTTTTATTTCTTCCGCGTCCGGCATGATCGTAGACCGGCAATTATAATGGAACGGGGGCATATTCACCCCGACTTGCGCGTCCTCGAGCTTATAGAGCTTATCCTCTTGTGCGATTCTTCGGCATATTTGAGTGGTCCGATCGTCTAACACGACCAAGATTCTATAATACTCAAGTCCCGCTTTCTGGTAACGCTTGATCGTGGCCCGATTTATGACGGCCGTCGCGTCAGTCCTTACCAACGTTTCAGCCCGAGACCGTGCCACATTAAATTCTTTTCGAATTTCGCGAGCCATATCTTGCGGGCTGTCCCCACGTATAAAGCCTTGCTTGAATACTTCTTTCAGCTTTTGCGCGAGGCTGTCGGTATTGCCCCAAAGTTGCTCGGAATAGTTTCGGCCGTTAAATGGGGTTTTGATAATCTCTTCAAACGCTGGACGATTGACCGCGCCTGTACGGCCTCCCATAGCCTTTCTGTACGCGTATTCTGCGACGTTGAATAAATACTTCTCGAAGCTCTTATGAAGCGCTCCTGTGAGCACTCCGAGCCTGTGGATAGCTTCCAACTGCAAAGCCTCGATTCTGATCGCTCGAGCTGACGCGTATTGTTGATTCAATCGCTTCAATAGCTCTGGATCCTTTTCAGCTTGCTCACGGTAAAGCGTCGCATTGTCCACATAGTCGCTCAGATCCTCACCTCTAAGGCGCTTCGTTGCGTCTTGGTAAGTGAGTTCGTGATCTTCAGCGTACTTTGTGTAAAAGTCAAACAACGACTTTTGTAACCTCACCGCCTCGTTGCGGTAAGTTTTTTCTAACTCAGCGAAAAAGTCTATGTCTTTTCGGTCAACGTACTCGAATATCTCACGGGCGCGTGCTTCCCAGTATTCATCATGGGCGCTTATCTTTAGCTTCTTCATCTGTTGCTACCTCGCCGGCTTGTGGCTCGATTCGTGGGAGCATTTCAAGCGCTTTTTCCGTCTCTTCTTTCATACGTTTTAGCTCAGCTTCAGCATTTACGTCCGTTACTTGCTCGAGCATTTCGAAGATCGTTTGCTCGCTGACAACACCGTATAAGTTCTTCGCCATCGCTACAATCTCAGCGTCATTCTGTGGAATGTTTGGCGTAAAGACAACGTTTGTCTCGTTGATAAGGTTGTAATTGTCTGAGTCGTTGCCCTTGATTTTCCAGATATTGACTGCTAGGCGCAAACGACGCATAAGGCCTTTTTCGAAAAGTAACTCTTGTTTGCCTCGGTAGTTGTCCGCTGCCATCATCTTATATTTCATCGCTTCGCCCGACTGTGTGCCAGCGAAGTTATTATCCGTCGTGTCTGGCGTAAAGGTAAAGCGTAAAATATCATTTACTAGCCGTTCCTTGTATGCTTCCGCCCCGGCCGTGTCGTATGACTTAACAAGATAGTTCGCGTTTGGACTTGATCCACCCGGAATCGGGTTATCATCAAGGATCAAGATCTTCGCTTTCTTAAATGATTGAGATACCGCAAGGCGTCCATTTGGATTGACGCGACCGTCTTCCGTAAAGTCTTTATCTTCTACGCCCGTAAACGGATTCCCGGAGATCACCAAAAGAGCCTCGTTACTGTCTTGCTGGAAGTTCGCAAGCTCTGACTGTGACAAGTCGTAAGCGTCGATAGAGTCCAGTACGGCTTCAAACGCCCCTGTCCGGTCCGTGTTGTTGCTAAACTCGTTTACTGGTACGCCATTAAAGAAGTGCTCGCTCGTATCTTTGAGATGAAGCGTGTCCGTGTCTTGGTTGTCGTCCACATACTCGTAAATAGCGTTTCTAGTATAGACTTTTACAAAATCGCGTTTGTGGCCGTTTCCATAGCTGATAGAGTAATAGTTGACTGCCATCAAAGAACGTTGCTCGTAGCTGTCGTCGTAAATGACAAAAGTTTGCTCTGGATCCATACGATAGAGCTTGACCCAGACTGAGCCGTCTTCGTCTCGGTACGCGTTCAAAAGTTCGTAAGCCCGGCCATAGATCGCAAGATCTGTCTTGATCGCGACGTTGTGGTCCTTTTCGTTGTTTTGCTTGCTGAACTGATCGATCTGTTTTTGGATCTCCGCGTTTTCGTTCTTGTATTCGACCGGGTTTCCCAACATGTAACCTTGTTCGAAAATAGCAATGTATTTTGCCCAGTCGCTCGCAATTCGATTGTCCGCGCTGTATGGGTCACTTTTCGCTTCGCGATACTTGATATTGTTATCAGCGAGATAATAGCGTTTCAGTTCTTTCAACCGGTCCAATTGCTCGGACCTGTGCGTCCCGATATAGTTTTTTAGGCGTTCGATCCATTTCTGGCCCTCGTATTCTATTGTTTCAAAATCTTCGGCCGTCATGATAAATTGACGATTTGCGTTCTCGTCAAAACGCCGTCCTTTTAAGAATTTCAATTTCTCTTATTCCTCCCTTTAGAAATAATATTGTGCACTGGTCATACGCTCTTTTAC